ATGTATTTATACAGCGCGTAGAACATATTTTATCATATTTGAAGATTGTGGAAGGTTCTTTATTTCCAGATGCGTTTGCTAATTTTAAAGGGTCAACTTATTCAGATTATATAAGAGGTGCGAATAATAGAGGTTATGAATTTAATATTGATAAAGAATATTTTATTACAGAAAAAAATAAGCCTTGTTATTTATGTGGTAAAAAGCCAGACGACCTTCATAAAAATGGTCTTGACCGTTTTGATAATGACAAAGGGTATACTGAAGATAATGTAAAAAGTTGTTGCGGTAATTGCAATTTTATTAAGAGAGATTATATTTATAAGGATTTAATAGATAAATTTAAACTAATTTATGAGAATAATAAGGATAAAGATGTTCAAGATATTACAAATGAAGAAAAACATAAAATGGTAAAAAGTAATAAGAAGACTAAGGAAGAAATACAAGAAGGTACTAAAATACGAAAAGAAAAACAACGTGAAGAACTTCTTAAAAGGTGTAGCGACGAAGAATATAAAAAAATGAGAGTAAAAGAGATTGTAGAAAACAGGAAGAAGATAAAATAAAATAATTTAATATCTTATTTTATAAAAATTTAGGTAAGAAACATATTTTTATTTTTCGCTATGGTTTAGGTAACAAAATCGCATAAGTATTTCATCAATTTGAATAGGCAAGGCCGCCCATTCCTGACATAATTCGCAGGACGTTGTAATTTCGTGCATACACACGGACCTTAGCAGTGTTGACACCGGAGACCGTAGCATTAGAAAGAACAAGCTGAAGAGTCGCGTTATCAATTCTGGAGAAGTTGCAGGTTCCCGAAGGCTGGTGCTGCTCAGGCTGGAGAGCGAACGAGTACACGTTGATACCAGTATCAGGAGCGCGGGTGTGGTGCTGCCAAGGCTGGACCTGGTCAAAGTAGGTTCCCTCGCGCTCAGAGAAGCGATCCTGGCCGTTAAGCTGGAGCTTGGCAGTGACCACTGGGTTCTCACCCCAGCAGTGCATGTTGAGGGAGGTCTCAGCAAGAACGAAGGTGCCTGCATCCGAAACACCGGACTCAGCAGTGCCTGCGCCCTCCCAAGCAAACGCAGAGCCGCCGTCAAGACCAGTGGCGCCAGCAGCACCGAAGCTGAGGCCATCAGCTCCCGCATTCTCAAAAAGACCACTACCGTTGATGACGGTCGCAGTGGAGGCATCACTGCCGAACGCCTTGATGGTGTTAGGAAGAGCATCAATAGCATCAGTGTAGTTGAATGGCTGAGCACCAAGAGCCTTGAAGAGAACATTGCCGGCCGCAAGGGACGAGCAGTAGTCCACGTTCGCATCAGGCTGTACAACCCAGACAAGCTCCTTGCACGGGTGGTTGAAGTTAAGGCGAATCTTGTTGGACGAGGAACCAACCGACTCAGCACCAGTGAACTGGAGCTGCTCAATGAGGTACTCATGCGGGTTTTGTGCCATACGTCTGCGCTCGTCCGTGTCAAGGTAGATGTAGTCTACGTACAAGGAGGCAGAGACAAGGGACTGGGCGTAGGCGGTGGATGCCTTCTGGTCGCCAGTGCCTGTCGCAAGAGTGTCCTTTACAGCCCAGAGGCACTCATCAATCGCGCGAAGCTCAATGTTGATCTTTACCTCGTGGTACTGGAGAGCAATAAGAGGAAGAGCAAGGCCAGGATTGTTGCAGAACCAGAACTGAAGAGGAATGTAGAGGGTGGTCTCAGGAAGAGCGTTACGAGGAGCGCATACCTGTCTAGGTGCGCTGGAATCGCATGGACCATCAACGTTCGCGAACTTAGGATCAGTCAAGAAAGTGAGCTGGGTGGTCTGGCCGACCATCTTGTTGTAGCCACGCTCCTGATTCTTGTCCATGGTAAGCTGCGACCAGATGTGCATCCAGTCACCGTACTGCTTGTCAATGCGCTGACCACCAATCTCTACCTCAACACCATCAATGAGCTGATGGCCAGGGAAATCCAACCATCTGGCATAGAGGATACCGTTAGTACCGCCCATGGTCTGGTTGATCTCAGGAAGAGTTACCTGGAGGTAAGTGCGGTAGGCAAGATCACCATTTCTGGAGATCGTGCAGGTTACTCTGCGTCCAAAGTCGCTCTGGCCATTGAAAGTCTGCTCAATGGACTCCATCGCGAAGTTTGTGTGTCGGCGGTAAGTAACCTTCCAGTAAGTAATCTGGGGATTTCCAGTAAGATATACATCTTGTGCGCCATAAGCTACTAACTGCATCAGACCACCTCCCATTTTATACATTAATAAAAGAAAAAAAATTTGGAATTTACTTAATTAAAATAAAAACAAATAAAATCATTTCTTATAAATCTATAATGAATATAAAAGGAGATGATACGATAGACAACCTTTATACTAAAAAACTTAAACATTTTCATAATACGGTTGATATAATTATTCCTAAATTAAATGTAAAAATAGAAGAACTTGAAAATAAAAGAAATCCCGAAAATAAAGATGAGATCAATCAGCAAATTATTAATTTAAAAAATAAAATAAGACTTCTTAAAGAAGAGAAAAATAAATACTATTTGGAAAACTCTAAATATTTATTTGAATACTTTGAATCAAAACAGGACATTGATAAAAACATAAACCCAAAAAAGAAGATAAGTAATTTTTTTAAATTAAAAGATGACGTGGTAAAGACTGAAAATATAAATCACTGTATCAATGAATACATGGAAAAAAATAACTTTGAAATTGTAAATTTAAATAATTATTCGTACAATAAGTCTATATGCGAGAATTGTAATATCGGAGAATTAATAAAGGTAAATCATGAGGGTATTATTGTATGTAATCATTGTTTTACAAATCATAAATATTTGGTAGACAATGATAAGCCAACCTATAAGGAGCCTCCTAAAGAGGTTTCATTTTATGCGTATAAACGAATTAATCATTTCAGAGAAATTTTGTCTCAGTTTCAAGCCAAAGAGTCTACCGATATTCCAAAGGAAATCATAGAACAGATTAGTAGCCAAGTGAAAAAGGAGCGTATACAACTATCGCAATTAACCAATAAAAAGATGAAGGAAATACTCAAAAAATTAAAATACAATAAATATTATGAACATATTCCATTTATAAAAGACAAACTTGGTATAAAACCACCTGTCATGAGTCCTAAATTGGAAGATACCCTATGTAATTTGTTTATGGACATTCAGATCCCTTATGCAAAATACTGTCCAAATTCAAGAGTTAATTTTTTGAATTATTATTATACACTTTATAAATTATGCGAACTTCTCGGAGAGAATCAATATTTGGAATTTTATCCTATGTTAAAAGACCAAAAGAAGGTAGAACAAGACGAGATTTGGAAAAAAATATGCAATGATTTAAATTGGGATTATATACCCACCATTTAAAATCCGCCTGGGAAATGTACAAGATTCGCGCCTATACCAAAACCGGCGCCGGTTCTCGCGCTTTCTCCCATGCTAGGAATATACGTATCTAAAATACTAAACGTGGCCGCCGCGACTAATGCTAAAAGAGCAATTTCTTCAATATCTAATGATTTTTTGGGTATGGCGAAACAGGCAATCGCAACCATTAAACCTTCTACTAAATACTTTATAACTCTTTTTGTAACTTCTTGCAAACTAAAATTCATTATATATTAATAAGAAAAAAATATAAATATTAAGTAATCTATTATTTATAATGGCAGGCTTTTCAAAGATGGTTGATTTATTAGACGAAGATAAGCCTATTGCAGAACAAAAGTTTGTATGTATGTCTTTTATTTCGCCTGAAAATGAAATCAAGAACAAATCAAGATTCTTCTTTGAAGAATTTGTAAAACAATATGATTTCAATAAGTCAATGGAGAAGTTCTCCCAATTTGTAAATTATGTCTCGTATAAATACAATATCAAACCAGATGAATTGAACGACGAGTTCAAGAATTTTGTCTCAACCGAAAAAGAGACGTTGAGTACAAGTGTAGAGGCAGACTATAAAACGTTTGTTGATATTAGAGAAAATCAACTGGAGGAAAAATACATGGATGAGCATTCCATGCAGACTTCCGTAAGAGGGTTGAAGATTCGCGGAGTATTTCCTACCCAACAAGAGGCCGAATTAAGGTGCAAGATGATTCGCGAGGCAGACCCGAATCATGATGTCTATGTGGGACCCGTTGGATTATGGATCCCCTTTCACCCCGAGGCATACAAAACAGGAAACGTTCAGTATCTTGAAAAGGAACTGAACGAATTGATGCACGAGAAAAAGAAGAACGAGGACAATGCCAAACTTCAGTTTGATAAAAGGGTAAAAGAAGCCAAGGTAAAGGCAATTAAAGAAAATATGGAAAAGGCTCAAGAGACTAACAACAAACTTACCCAAACCATTAATGAGAAGGGCGAGTTGGTCTCTATTAAAAATATGAATACCCAAGAGAAAAATCTCGGAGTAAATGCAACCTTAGAAGAGATTGAAAAGGAACTGTTTGAGGGGGATACAATTATTACGGGTACAACTGATCATGGCGTAAATGATTTAATAAATAAACTAAATGATATTTAATGATTTGTTTTTTTTGTAAGAAACGTAACATTATTTTGATTACGTGCAAATGTAATCAGTCTTTTTGTATAAAACATAACGCACCAGAGGACCATGAATGCACAGTTATAAATGAACTATATAAGTTAGAGGTAGTTGAACCACCTAAAAAGATTGATAAAATTTAATAAAATATATTATAATGAGTAATACAACTATAACTACAAATGGTAATACAACCGTAACAGTAATTAAAGTAGGAAATACAACTTACACTACAACAGAAATTATAGATATATCCGGCGTTATACATAGACCGGAAGTTGAATTAACTATTACAAAATCATCTACCATAACGGATGTTGTAACTCAAAATATAACGGTTGTTCCAACACCAGTTGAGAATATGAATAAAACTATCATTGAGGTTTCCAGTACTACAAATGCTTGTTATGATGCAGATAAGATTGATCCCCGAAATAGTACCGTGAATTACCCTTATTTAGGATTAATTCAATTAAGAACCATTGGTTCTAATAAATATAATCCAATTATTCCTATTACTACGCTAAACGGTAGAACAAATGGATATGGAGGAAATTTAAAATTTGACTCTAATGCTCTTTTGTTTAG